AGACTTCACTTGATCCACAAATTCTGCAATCTTCGGCATTAGCTTCCGATTCTTTCGCTGTACCTCGGTCTCCATCTGTTGCTCTCCCCGTAGAACTGGCCTTCGGGGTTAAAGAATAGCCCAATGCGACCTTCCCAGTCTCCGTGACGATTCTTGTCGCAGACTAGCAAAGCATCGACACCATCATCATCTTCACCGTTCTGGATGCGCTGTTCTTTCTTCTTGTTGCGCCACACCGAGAAGCATTGGTCTACCTGATCCGTAATCGAGCCTGAACCTTTGCTGTCGTACTTGCCTGGAACCTGCGACTCGTCAGCCAGTTTGCGACTGTGGTGAACAATGTGGATATGGATGTTGTGGTCTCTGGCGATAGAACACAGTGAATCAATCATCAGCTTCTGCCCGTTGTAATCGTCCTCATTCTTGACGCACTTCATCAAGCTATCAACCACAAAGTGCTGTACACCTTTAACGTCAGCACAGTATTGAATTACTTTGAGCAGTTCTTTGCTATCCACCGTTCCCTGCTGGTCGTATAGCCAAAGCCTGCCAGCCAAGAAGTTGTGGAAGTCCTTGATGAACTTCTCCGTCGGGCCAGCAAAGCCTAGTGCCTGCTTGGTCATGCGCTTCAGTGTAGCAACTGGCTTCATCTCGAAGCTGGCGATGGCGACTGTCCCGCCTTGGAAAACAATATCCAACATACAGTGGGAAAGTAGCATTGATTTTCCGTGACCGGAAATGCCCATGAACAAGGAACATTCGCCTGGGCGAAACCGGATGTGGTTGTGCGTCTTGGGCCAAGGCAATGTGTGTCCAGATACGCTCTCAGGATTGGCGAACGCATCAATCACAACATCCATGTATTCATCTGCGGATCGGATAGCCAGCGCAGTCCTGGGTGGTTCGTAGCCTTCTAGGTCTTTCGGTGTGATGAGCATTGTTCCTCCATGTGAGCGTTCAGTCTGCCACAAAAAAATTGTTGACACGGTAACTTTTTTGCGGATGATAGCGACTGTGCATCCCGCACCCAAGGAGACGAAATGTTTGACGATATGAAGGACATGACCTCAGCAGAATGGGTAGAGGCAATCATCTTCACGCTGTTCGTTCTGGTGTCAGTTCCGACTGTGTTTGCAATCGCGGAGCTGGCAATTGACTAATGGCCAAAAGTTGAAGCAATGGCGCATTGAGCAAAATTTGTCGCCTAATCGCTTGGCATCGCTGTTATCAGGAATCACAAAAAAGCCCACTAGCAGACACACAGTCATGCGATGGGAAAAGCAAAAACGAATACCTTACACGCTTTATGCAAATGCAATCTACGAATTGACCAAAGGTTTAGTTGATTTCTCACAAGAAGATAAACCTAGATTTAAATTTATCAAGGAACTGAAATGACACACGATCAGTGGTTGGAACAGCCCTACGTTAGTGCAGCAGATCGTCAATCCAGCATGGAATTGATGATGGAAGAAATCTTTTACAGTTACGACAAGTTGGCAATGTTCAAGGAGTTCATGGAAGATGCAACCTACGATGACATCCTCGCGCAGTACATCGTTGAAAAGAAGTTTGCAGAAGCAGGACGTTGTCTCTGGTCGGACTACATCGACTGGCTGTGGGACTGCGCCCAAACCGAAGCAGAGCATCGAATTCGGTTCCAATGAAGAGTACGAATACTGGTTGCAGCAAATGACACAAGGAGACTTTCGTGAGTAAGTATTCAGATCGCAGGAAGATTGACGTTTCGCAGCACATTGAGAAGAAGAACGGCTTGTCGTATTTGTCTTGGCCGTATGCAATTGACACTTTGCTTTCGCATGACGAAACAGCAACATGGGAATATGGCGAGCCAATCCGTTTTGGCAATACATTGATGGTTTCAGTAACCGTTCATGCTTTTGGAGTATCTCGCAAGTGCTTGCTGCCAGTCATGAATCATCGCAATCAAGCAATTGAAAACCCCGACTCAATGGCTGTAAATACGGCATACGCAAGATGCCTTGTTAAATGTTGCGGGTATCACGGGATCGGACTGTATATTTACAGTGGCGAAGACCTGCCTCCGAGCGACGATGCACCCGCCAAACTCCAACCCGAGGACGTAGCGCAGATTGAGAAGGTTGCGTCCAAGGCAAAGGTAGAAGTCAGCAAGATTTGCGAAGGCTACAACGTTCAGTCTTTGTCAGACATTCCCGCAAGTCAGTACGGGAAAATCATCGCAAATCTGACTAAAAGGGTAGTGAATGCGGTTTCGGATCAGTGAAGGCGATTGTTTGTCGGAGCATGGAGTTATCTTCATGCACCAGCGTTACCGACAGTTACCAAAACATAGATTTGATGTTCAAACAATCACCGGAGTATCCAACAGAGAATTTATTGAAATCGAAGTGCTGTTTGTTAAAGAGACGATGTACGGCAAAAGATATTCTGAACCACAAAAACTGTGGGCAGATTGGGTAACAGGAACACTCTACAAAAAGGATGGTAAATGCCTCAGTTCACCGCAACTACGCTTGATGACAAATTGACAAGCGACTTCCAAGACTACTCGACGTTCCTAATGGCAGCGGAGAAGTCTCTAAAGCAGTGCCACAACGATTTGCTCATGAATCGCAATCACATGGCCCTAGCAGAAGTTGACAAGACTCTTATTGTTGTTAATCGACTCAAGGACTGGCTGGAAAATGAGATTTCACGAACTGTTTGATCTGAAGCCCATTAAACACGCACCCATCAATAGAACCACTCACCTACTAGATGACAAAAACGACAATTTCAAAAAGTATGATGGTTCGCTGCGGAAACAGATTCTTTGCTTGCTCCACGACGAAGGCCCAATGGCGACGTTTGAAGTTGCAGATGCACTCAAGTGCAACCCGCCGACAGCAAAGGCAGCACTAGCCGATCTTGCACAAAAAAATCTAATCCGTTCATTGCCAAAACGCGCAAAGAACATTCCGAGTATCTGGGAGAGAATATGAGTCAGTTTCTTGCAATCTATCTGATTGCTGGCGTTACTGTTGCTTACATGGCTACAGCCACCATCCTTGCGATCCAAGGCAATCCAAAACTGGCACTTGTGTTCTTCGGATACGCCATTTCAAACATTGGGCTGATGCTGGCTACATGGTGAAGTACGGATGCCATAATCGCGCACCTTTGAGGGACACCATTCTTGTCCAGGTAGGTTGGAAGGATGGCCGTCGAGAGATGCGCGAGTATCCGGTAACGATGACAAAAGACTGTCAATGGTCAAGGGAACACGATGACAACAGATGTGACGGATGTTCAGCAAGGTTCAGAAGAGTGGAAGACCTTGCGACTGGGGAAAATCACAGCATCTAGGGTTTCTCAAGTGATGGGTAAGTCCAGACAGAACTTCCTGGCTATCATTGCGGCTGAACGAATCTCTAAGCAGGCTGAGTCTTTCACCAATGCAGCGATGCAATGGGGCATTGATACAGAACCATTCGCCAGAGAGGCGTATGAGGCCCGCAATGGAGTTAAGGTGGTGCAGGTAGGGTTCTGCCTTCACCCAACGATTAAAGACGCTGGAGCGAGTCCTGATGGCCTTGTAGGGGATGATGGATTGATTGAGATTAAGTGTCCAAACACTTCGACTCATGTTGGCACGCTAATCGACCAAAAAGCCCCGACGAAGTACATCCCGCAGATTCAATTCCAGATGGCCTGCACTGGCAGACAGTGGTGCGACTTTGTGAGTTTTGATCCGCGTATCGAACAGAGTTTTTTTCAAATCAGAGTGGAGAGAGATAGCGAATACATAGAGAAAATGGAAAAAGAGGTATCAGAGTTTTTGGAAGAAGTAGACAGACTGGTTAATCAAATACAGGGAAATACCAATGAATAAAGTTTTTTTGTTTGGGCGTGTTGGCAAAGAGCCGACCATCCGAGTCACTGCTAATGCAGACCAGGTTGCATCATTTAGCATCGCAACCAGCACCATCAGCAATCGCAATGGCGAACGCAAGGAACACACTGAATGGCACAACTGCACTGCGTTTAAGACGACAGCAGGCATCGTTGAAAAGTACGTCCAGAAGGGTTCGCAACTGCTGGTCGAAGGCTCCATCCGCACCCGCGAGTATGAGAAGGACGGCCAGAAGCGTTACTCAACCGAAATCATCGTTGATCGGTTGACGATGGTAGGTAAAGGCGAATCCGCCGTGCCTACGATTGATGTTCCAACCGTTAAATCAAGCAAGAATTCTGATCCGTATGAAGATGATGTTCCATTCTGAGGTGAATATGAGCATTTTTAATGATGTGCAACAATTTATGACAGCCTGCGATCAGAAACCGTCTGAAGAATTGGCAACCATGTACCTGCATCTCATCAACGAAGAGTTGAACGAACTTGATGAGGCAGTAGAAGGTGGCAGCGACTCGATGGCTTTGGATGCTATCTGCGACACAATCTGGACACTTGCTGGCTATGCGATTGCCAAGGGCTATCCAATTGATACCGCATGGGACGCAGTAGCACTGAGCAATCTTCGCAAGATTGATTTGAAGACTGGAAAGGTAAACCGCAGGGCAGACGGCAAAGTTCTGAAGCCAGAAGGCTGGAAGTCTCCAGACATTTCTCGCATTCTTGAAGAATCTGGATTTAGCAAGTGATGAAATCACCTATCGTTATTTGCAGCACAAACGGTAGGTGCGCTCCAGTTCTTGCCGCCTCCATCAAAGCCTATGCACCAGATCATCCGGTACTGTGGTCGCGTAGGAGCGGCGAACTAGATGTCGTCACCTTATATCACCCGAACACGGGTAAATCATTCGGAGAGTCATATAACTCTGCAATTCAAGCAGCATTTGAATCTTGGCCTTGTGAGAGGCTCTATATTGCAAACGATGACGTAGTCTTAACTCCGACTACCATCGAAGACTTTGAACGCGATACAGAGCTTCTCAGCGAGTTTAAGGTTGGATTGCTTGGAGCGCGGTCTGATTTTGCACTGTGGCCCCAGAATATCCGCAGTACAATTGATAATGATTCTCGTTTCGGACTGAAATGGGCTTCTGAGAATCTAATCAAAGAGGTCGCTGTTATAGCCCCAATATTCGCCCAGATCACCAGGGAAGTCTGGAACAGCGGTGTCAGGATTCCACCGATTAACTGGTATAGCGACAATGTATGGTGTCACGATCTGTCCAAACTTGGGTTCAAGCATTTCGTCAGTCGGGCTTATGTCCACCATGCAGGCTCCCAGACGATTGGTACAGACTTTAAGAAATTGGACGATGAAGCTAAAGACTGGCTAAAGCAACACCGTCCAGACTTCACACATCAATAATCTGTCCTCGAAACTCAATAGAACCATCGCACCACTTACGGGCGACTTCTGGCA